AGGCATTGATGCGCTCGTAAATAGCTACGACGACGCGAACGAGATCGGCGAACGCGCCCGACTGTTCGAGCGATTTGCCGCCAGAATTGTGCTCGTCGATCTTCGATTGCAGCGCGGAGAGAGCTTCTCTGATGTCCAAATCTTCCATGATTTCCCCTAATGCTCCTATGCTGCGATGCCCATGATGATCGTATCGAGTGCGGTCATCTCGCGCGCTGCTGCCTTGTCGCCAGCGAGGAATTTTTGCACCCACAGCTTGTCGCTCTTCAGTTCTTCCTTGCGCGCCACGGCTTGCTCGCGCGTCATGATGCCGGTTGCGTTCGGCGCAGTGCTGGACACGAACTTGTCCTCGCCGATCTTCGAGCCGATCACGCGGAACATCTCCATCACCTTGTCGTAGCCGATCGTGTCCTCCAGGGCCTTCACGGCAACCGGATCGACCCCGAGTGCTGCCGCTGCGCGCTGAGCGACGAACATGTTGGCCGCTTCGTTCGGCCCCCAGTTCTTCTTGAGGGCTGCTTTCTGCTCGGCGATCTTCGCGGTGCGCTCGGCGGTTTCCGTTGTCTCTGCGGCATCGAGGTATTTGGCGAATTCCTGCGCGATCATGGCAGCAGAGTCTTTCGGCATGTGTACCTTGAATGCCCACTCGCGCATCGCGTTCACAAAACCGTCGTCAAGTGCCGTGCCATCGGCGAACTTTATCATCGAGAAATCGTATTCCTTCGCTTCCTTCGGCTGGCCAAGGCGCTGCCAGACAGCGTTCCAGCCTAGTTCGTCCTTTACGTCCTTCGGAACGCGGATCAGTTGATCGGGTGGTGCGCCGACGAATTTCTCTGCGGCCTTCCAGGATTTCGTTGCTTCGAGGGCGATTTCCTCTGGTTTCTTGTTGATCCAGCCCGCGTTTTGCCAGTGGCCGACAATCTCCTGATCGACGCCGGGAACGCCTTGATACCACGGCACGGACTGCTGCTGTTGTTGACCTTGTTGTCCCTGCTGCTGCTGGCCTTGCTGTTGTCCGCTGTCAGGCATTTTCGTTTTCCTCAGTTGATGGGGTCAGGATATTACGCCGGTCGTACAACGCCTGCAATTGCTCGGGCGTCAGGTGGAGATGTTCGTTTATCCGCAACCAGACTTCGCGCCGGCCTTCCGCGACAGCGTGCAGGCGCGGATCATCGTGGTAGCAAGAACGATTCGCCCGGCAGAACTTCACCAAGTCCATCAGCACTTCGTTGCCTGCGGGCGATTTGAAGCATAACTGATAGGCTGTCTTGCGATTCTTCAGGAAACTAAGCGCATCCAATTACGCCCCCTGCAACTGTTGCGCGAGCGGTGGACCGCCTTCGGCGGGCAACTGTCCGGGCGGAACCTGCCCTGCTTTCGCAGCAGCAGCATTCGCCTTTATCATCGCTGCCTGCGCGGGCATCGCCTGTATCTGCTGCTGCTTCGCAATCGCGTCGGCACGGGCTTTCCGTTTCTTCGCAATCTCCTCGTTGCTCGCAGTCCATGAGGGCAGAACGCCAGCGATGTCGGCCATCTCTGGCATCGCCACATCGAAATTCGCCCAGTCCAGGTGCGAGGGGTCTTGCGTAATGTTGATGAGTTCCTTCGAGAATTCCACCGAGCGCATGAACCCTGCAGCGTTCTGCGCGCGAGCGGCTTTGGAAAGCGGCGACGTGTAGACGACTTTGTACGCTCCGCGCGCTTCCTTCAGGCGCGGCGGCATCGGGTAATTGCGGAATGCGCCGATTGCCATCGCCACGTCAAGTTCGCGCTCGATCATGTGCCCGAGGTCGTCCTCCTGGTTGCCGACCGTCGGGGCGAGCAGAATGCCCTTCTGATTCGTGATTTCAATCACCTGCGTCGCCGTCATCTGTGGCAAGTCCTTCAGATTCAGGGCGAGCTGGAAGAGGTTGACCAAGAATGCATCCTCGATCAGGGCGCGTTCCTCAGCCATCATCTCCTTCGTGATTTCGATCTTGCCGACAGGAATGGTGCCGATCAACGGCTTCCCATCCGCCGACATGCCACCCTTGTTCAACGCGCCGGGGCGCAGGCTCGGATCGACTAAGCCGTCGTCGGTCGTGAGCAGCACCGGATCAGCCGCGCGGTGCCCGGCTTTCAGGAACGTACGCTTCTCGGCGTTCAGAGTTTTCAGTGACGGCAGCACCATCATCGCGGGCGAACGCCCGTAGGTCTCGCCGGGTGTCTGCGCGTAACGCGATATCGCCGCCGGGAACTTCCGATAGCCGCCCTCGGAGAGCAGTATCTTGTCCGTGAGCGACACGTAGTAGCTCGCCCACGGTTTCCCGCGCGCGTCCAGGCGGTCTGGATCGTAGTCGGATCGCGGGCAGACGCGATGAACGAAGTCGTAGAGCTGCTGGCTGTTCTTCTCAAGCGCAGGCTTCAATGTCGGCGGGAATCGCTCTTTGCCCCATTTCTGGTAGGTCTGCATCGCCGTCAACCGGAACCAGCGGCAGAATCCGTCCACGATTCCCTGGTGGTTCTCGCGGATGAATAGCTCCCCGAGCGGGATCGACTTGTAGCGGATGCCCTGCTGATACGGATGCTGCGTGGTATCGAATTCGTCGATGAATAGACCCTTCGTGCCGAACGCCCCGAGCTGCGTGTAACAGTCGGTGATCTGTCCAGCGAACCCGGAATACTGCGCATAGCGGAGCGCAAAGAGAATTTTCGTCGCCTGCTCGAACCAGAGCTTCGTCGCGCGGTCTTTCATCACGTAATCGTCGTCCGCGCGCAAGCCATGCCAGATCATGTTCTTAGGTGTAAGGAGCGAATTGCAGATGGAGGCGAACTTCGAGAGCGCCATCATCCCGGTCGCATCGACTTGGCGATCAGTTTTCTTCTGGCCTTGCCAGTTGAATGTGCCGTACTCGAAGGTGTTGCGCGAAGTCGGGAGGATCAATTCTGCGACCTCCTCCCAATGCGCGGCGAATGTGTGACGATAGACCTGGAGCTGCGCGAACTCTTGCAGCGTTTCGTTGACGATCTCTTGCTCGTAAGCCGTAGGCTGGCGCGGGACGCCAGACATATCGTACTTGCCCGCTGCGTTGTATGCGCCGGAATCAGGCATTAGTGCGACACCAGCCAGCAGATTACGAGGATGGCAACGAGCGACAAGAATTGCAATTCAATCACACGCTCAACCCTCCACCGAATAACGATTGCACCGCAGGATTGAGCGCACCCTGCTGCATCGCCCGCGCTTGGCGTAGGAGTTTTTTCTTGCGCTGTTCCTCCTCGTCCATCAACTGCGATTGAAGATCGCCGCCAAGCCCGAGCGCCTGCGCGGCGGGTGAGAGCGGGGCGCTCCTATTTGGCATGGGCATGTTTGATCCTTCGCAAAAGCCGTTTCAGGAAACTACGGGCGGCGATCCATTGCGCGTGCGTCAAGGTGCGGGGAGGCGAGGCTACGCGCGGCAACTTCGCGCTTCGCAAATTCTCCATCACGACCCCCACTCATCCAACTCAACACCATCGGCGACGAGCATTTGCCGGCGCGAAGCCTTCGGCGGCTGCATGGGCCGCATCAATTCCGCCGCCTCGCCCGCGCCGAGCATCATGTATTCGCCCGCTTCGACCGCGTGACTATACATGTTTTTGTCGCGCTTCGCGCTGACGACGCCTTCAAGCACGCCGTGCAGCTTCTTGTACTTGAAGCCGCCCGCCAAGCCAACACGAGCGACCTTGCACTGCGGGTGGACGAGAAACCCCGGCTCCCCGTCGATCATCATGCGCATGTATTTCGCCGGCACTTCGCGGCGCACAGTTGGGTCGTTCGTGGGCGCAGGGCGCGCCTTGATGCCGTGCGCGGCGAGGATGCGGAACACGTCGCGCTCTTCCGTGTCGGATGACTGCATCACATCGCCAGAGGGGTCGCCAGTGATCGAGGCGATCGGTATCTCGCGGTAGTGGGTGCGAAGGTGAATTCCCAGCAGCTCGGCAAAGCGGATGATGCCGAAGCCGTCGGTGACGACCTCCGAATGCCAGCGCCACGCCCCGTTCGGTAGCCGCCAGCCGATCATGGCGGCGGGGGTATTGCCGAAGTCCAGGCCGACTCGCAACTGTATCTGCCCGACCGGCACTGAAAATTCCTTGCAGTGCGAAGAGTCTGAATACTCAGGATAAACAGGCGTGCCTTCCAGGGCGAACCCGTACTCGGCGGCGAGGAACACTTTGATCCATTCTTCGGGGGCCCCGGCGACCTGATCGAGGTAGTAAGCATCCTCGATGAATTCTTGGTTCTCGCGCTCAGGGTTCATGACCCACTTGCCGTCAACATTCTTTAAGCCGCCGGGTTGCTTAAAGAATTCCCATCCCGCCGGGTGGACGTTCTCGGCGTACTCGTAGAGCCAGTGCCCGGAGTGCGGCATGTTGGTGTCGCCGAACATCCCAGACCACGTAGGGGGTCTGCCGTCAGGGCGGTAGCGCCCGCAGCGCGAGAAGATCATGCGTATCAACCCGAGCGGCACGTCCTTGCATTCGTTCACCCAAGCCCAGGTGAGCGGCGTGCCGCGAATCTTGTTCACCCCGTCCGGGTCGTCCAAACCCAGGAACCAGATCGTCGCCTCGACCCGCGTACCATCAGGGAGCCGGTAGGCCAACGCGTGGTTTCGCGGGCTC